AGGGCCATAAACTACCTGTAGAATCTTGACACGATCCATTCCCATGCAGCTTTAATTTTGTTCCAAATTCTGCAACAAATATTCTTACATCTTTTAATCATGTTTCTTCTCCTCAATTTCGTAGAAGAACTTGTCAGTATCTTCTGTACGCCAAGCTCTACTATCTTCAACATTCCATTCAGACGTCTGCACTTTCCAATCTGGAGTATTGTCCTTCACAGTAAACGAAGGTATGTCCCATATACATCGATTGTTTGGTTGTGCTGCATAATTACCATCATCTAAAGCAATTATGTGAGCGCACTTATGTTCGTGCGGAATCTCTGAATGATCAGTATCTAGTATATTACTTTCAGGGTGTGCAAAGTCAACAGTAAATAAGTATTTACCTGGGTGCCATTTTTTATCTTTACCTATATATTTACCGGCTTGCCCATCTAAGATATCGAAAGAATGAACAGAAGGATAATAGCTAAAACAATTCCAGAGCTGAAGCTCATCAAGTCTACGCCTAGGAACATCCTCAACCTTAAATCCACGTTGAATAAACGCTGAGATAGGTAGTCTATAAAATATTGCACCATTCTCCATAATAGCATGAAATAAAATACTACGACCTGTAATAGCGCTAAGACCAAAGATAATACAGTCTTCAACTTCTCCATGATGTTTTTGTAAATCATATAAATATTCTCTACGAATTTGTGCGTATTCTACTGGTATGTTTGCATTTAAATAAGCCATAATAATTACCCATGTATTTCACCCCAGTTGTCCCCGTGTTCGTAGTCAACTTTGTTTGGGACTTCTAGTGTAACAGCATTCTCCATCACATCAATTATTTTTTTTGCATGTGATTCATCTTTAACAGATATATCTAATTCATCATGTATTTGTATATGCGGTATGATACCTTCTTTGTAGAGTTCTAACATTGCTTTCTTGGTCATGTCGGCAGCTGAACCTTGTATTAATTTGTTAAGTGCTTTGTATGTGTAAGCTCTCTTGATCCCCGGTCCATGTTCCCTGAGTGCATCTTCATGAGTCATCGCTTTATGCATACCAAAACTGTTAGGCTCCCACAAATGAAACCTGCATAGTCTACCCAGCAGGGTACGTATCTGTCCACGATCCTGTGCTCTGTTAGATGCTTTCTCCATAAGTTGTTTTACGAACGGTACACGTGAGTGATATGTATTAAATAATTCTGCAGCTTTATCTTTTGTTACACCTAACTCTGCCTGTAGTTTAGCCTTACCCATACCATAGAAAAGACCCAAATTGATCGTTTTGGCCTGTGTTCTAGGTATGTCTGCCATATCAGCTACAGTCTGGTGAAAGTCTGCACTAGAGTTATTACTGTATGCATCTACGACATCATAAACAGATGGTAATTTATACAAAGAAGCATAATGCACTACCAACCTCGGCTCTTGTTGAGAATAATCAAATACACCCCATCTATGGCCCTCCTCGGGTATAAATAATGACCTAATCTTAGGTCCAAGGTCTTTGTTTCTAGCCGGTATTTGCTGTAGATTTGGGTTCTGGTAAGAGAACCTACCAGTCACTGTACCACCTCCAGCGTTACGTAATTGATTAATCTCTGCATGTATTCTGCCATTGTGTTCATAACGTAAAATAGAATCTAAGAATGTTGTGTGTGCTTTGTTAATTTCTCTTGCTTGTGCAATCATTTTAACAACAGGATTTGGATGTTCTTGTAAAAAGTTTTTTGTAAAAGATGGTGCACCTGTTTTTTCTGTTGTCGGATATTCTAATCTCAACATATCAAATACATTTGCAATAGATCTAGCTGCCCAGATTTGTGTATCAATATTAGTTTCTCTTTTTATGTTGTGTAATAATTCTTTTTCTTGTGCTACAAATTCTTTTTTCATTTTGTGTGCACGTTCTGTATCTACACGTACACCTTTAAATCTCATGTCAACCAGGCATGGAAACAGATCAGACTCTAAATCAAATATGTCCTCTAAGTCTTGACTAATAATTTCTTTTTTCATTTCTTGCCAAAGTCCTAATGTAACTTCAGCATCTCGTTCTGCGTAAGCACCAACATGCATCGCAGGTAATTTATACATTTCTGATTTAGGATCGATACCCCATTCTTCTGCAGCTTCTGCAAGTGCAGCTTCATTTTTACCATAACCAAGATAGTGCCAAGATAAACTATTAAGATCGTATCTAAATCTATTTTCATCAGTTAATGCTGATGCAATCATTGTACAGGCTATGTCACCATTTATTTTAAATCCCATTGATCTCAACCAACACACATCATACATGGCATTATGAAATATTTTTGTTGAGGGTGATTCTAAAATATCTTTTAACCAAGATAATACTCTTGACCTATCCATATTACCACCACCTTCATGCGCGATAGGAAAATATCCTTTGTAAAATTTTGTAGCAACAGCAATACCAATAACTTCACCATTACCAATTACAGAACCAGATCCTTTCTTTAATAAGTCTGGATCTTTTGTTTCTAAATCAATTGCAATCTCATCTACATTACGTAAATCTGGGAACTCTGTAGGTTTAACCCATTCTGTTTGTGCTTCAAACTTAGGAATTTTCATTGTAGTCCCTTTCAATAATCATTTCAATAAAGTGTATTGCTTTCAATAAATCTTCCTTCTTTCCCTTATCACGATGTCTAATTATATATTTTATAGCACATCCTTCAGGGTATAACAACTCATTCTCAACTACAAACTTACTTGGCTGAATTTTATACTTTTGATAGTGACTCCCTCCGTGCTGCTTATCCCAAACTTTCGATGTCATAACCTTGATCCTCCTTTTTTGCTGCCATAATGTATATGTTTTGTTTTGCTCGTGTCACCCCCACATACCAAACTCTGTGTTCTTCATCAGCTTTGTCTGTATTTTTTTCAGCTGCTTCTCTTATTGTTTTTGTGTTATCTAAAATTAATAATACATTATCTGCTTCACCACCTTTTGCAGAGTGTATTGTAGATAGTTTTACTCTTGGACCTTTTCTTAACTCTTCTCCATTGCTTAACATTTCTCTTATATATAAACATTCTTCATAGTCAGATGTAAATTCATCATACCAAGGTATATTTCTATCAAACCCAAACTCTTCTAGGTTATACATTTTTTCTTCTGTTAATTCTGTGTCTGTGTTTGTATATTCAAATATATCTTTTACTTCTGGTAAAGATAAGTCATCACCTTTTTGCCATCGTATGTAGTTTAGAATAGTTCTAAACAAAGTTACTTTATAACTCTTGCGATCTTTGTATTCAAAATAAATACCACGTTCTTTTAAAAAAGGTTTTAATCTATTTAGTTTGTCATTGTATCTTGCTAACACTAACCATTTACCCTCATCTATTGGTACGTCATCTAAACTATGAATATAATTTACTGTGCCTAATTCTTTTCTAGCTTTCCAATTTTTTAATACTCGTCTGTCCCTTGGAATTAAGTCTAATATTTTATCTGCAAGATTTTGCACAGTTTGTGGAACCCTGTAAGATTGTGGCAAGATTATGTCTTTTTTTGAAATTTCTTGCTGAAATTTTTTTACATCTGCACCTGCCCAGCCATAAATTGCTTGATCATCGTCGCCTGCTAGTATAACATATTGGCTATTTTCCTTGATAATATTGAACATTTTCCATTGTATAGGTGATAAATCTTGAGCTTCATCAACAAACGCTACGTCAAATTTTGGACACAATTTAGACACAATAAATTTTTCTATCATGTCTGTAAAATCTACTAAACCAAAAGCTTTCTTGTAGTTGTCTACCTCATCAGCAATTATTTTTAACAATCTTTTGTCCATGTCTTGCGAGTACATATCTGTATTGTATTCATCTTCGATAGAAATATTTTTTATTCTAGCTGCATTAATTAAATTAAAATATTCACTATCGGAGTTTATAAATCCTGTAGATTCTTCGCCATTAGAATACACTGTAACTTCTATTCCTAATTTTTTACCAATGTCTTCATAGTGTTCATCCTGCATAACCTGAGCTTTCTTCATACCCAGTTGATTAAAAGCAAGAGAGTGCAGAGTTCTAAAGTGTTTGAGATCTTTTCTTTCAAATGCTGTGTGATAGTCCAACATCCTATCTATAGCTTCGTTTGCAGCTTTAGTAGTAAATGCAAAGTATCCTATCTTATCTATAGGTGTTCCTAATTTTAAAAATGTTTTAACATATTTTAATAATTTAGTTGTTTTCCCTGTGCCCGGAGGCCCGAATAATTTTCTACTGATCATAATATATCTGTCTTATGTTTTGTTTTTGTATGGTGTATAGGCACCTCTTCAAAAGACTCTATGTTTATTTGTATAATATTTTTTGTAGATGAGTGATACTTACCAGCTTCTTTTGATGGGAATCTTTTTTGTTCTAAAAATTCTATCTCACATTCTTTATATAATACCTGCATCATACGACCTGTTTTGTCTTCACTATACTTCCAATTCTTTGCTTTTAATTTATCATAAAATTTATCAAATTTAAAAAATGCGTACTCACCTTCTATTAATACAGACCCTGTTTTAAACGCAGCATCGCTTGTTGCTTTTGGTCCATTTATTTTTGCATGTATAACATCGTGTAATTTTTCTTTTGGTGATGTACCTACAGGAGGCTGTACCACTTTTTGTGTCTGGTATAATGCATCCATAATAGTTTGTTCTTCATCGTTCTTAATTAACGGTGGTAAGAATCCTGCAGCTTTTGATATTGAGTTACGTCTTTTACGCTGATCATTTAGGTGCTCTACATTTTTACAATGCACCGTAGCTGTGCCAATACCATCTGGTTTTGTTACATCAAATTCATATTCTGGTTCTGGATCTAAATCTATCTTTTTTAAATTTGTTAATACAGGATAAGATCCTTTTGATCCTGCTAACACTCCAAATTTTTTCTTAACACAAATACCTTTCTTACAATTCTCACTCAACGGACTCTGTGTACAAGTATAACCTTTAGAACTTCTGTTCCATGATTTTACTTT